ATTACAAACTATTAGAAAATGGTTGTGCCGCAAATTCAACCGCTTTAAGATTAGCGAAAAAAACAAGGAAACTTCGGGACAGAACAAGAAGAATCCATAAAGTAAAACTTTAGCGACTGTATATTAAATCGGCTGTTCCAGATTGGAACCTTAATATATTAAATCTCTCTTCCATTACAGTAAGATTGTAATTATATGTGTAAATACTTGTTGGTTCTTTGCTCGTGGCGATTACATCACCTGTCTCTGGGTCGCAAATAGTTGTGAAAGTAACATTAGAAAGGTCAAGTGGGGGATTACTATGATTATTAAATTCAAATTCAATATTTTTAAATTTATTAGTATTAAATGCTCCGCTGGGCTGATATTTGCGTTGGTCGGTACTTAACGAAAAATTGTAATGATATAACCCATCACAAGAATTACCCTGTGTCTTATTATATTTTTCAATTTTATCATAAACGCCCGTAGGTAATGAATTCTCTCTGTATTTACCGTCCATTATGATTGCGAACTCCTTCATAATTTCCTTTTTGTTGGTCTGTGCGTATATAGATGGTTGATATCCAGTAATAAATATGTTTTTAGATGTATCGTTGGTTTGATATATGTTATTAGTCGTATAGAATACAGGAGTATCGCCAGAGACTGTGCTGGTTAATTTTTGAAGGCTGTTAGGTAATATATTTTCATAAGGCCAATTAGTATAATTAGACCATTCATTTCTTTTATATACATCATCACGCTGATTATACCACATCCAATTAGAAATTAAGCCGTTACTTTCCAGATTTATCTTGTTGGATTTATTAACTCTCTCAAATTTATATTCATAAACCTCTTTAATTAAGTATTCCTGTGTATTATTAGCAAACAATGTTCGCTCAATAGTATCCAAGAAGCACTGGGTAGTCATTAAATGTATATCGGTGTTAATATTTGTCCGTTGGTCTTCATAAACGGTTTCTGCTACTATATCTCTAATTGGTGGTTGCTGGATAAATCTATAGAAACCATAGTGTCTATCCTTATTTTGCTCTGCCTGTACTCTCGGTATTTCATTATAATTATTGTATGATAGGTCATATAATACATCTTTGACTGTAAATAATGATTGTAGTGGTTTTAATGTAAAATGAATTTCTAACTCGGCATATTGTAAGCAGACTAATGGTAAAGCCATACTTGTTAATAGAGAGAACCATGTATTTAATGGGATAAATAAAGTGTGGCTTGAGATAGATGGTTCTATGGGGTCAAGATTATCATCATCCATTCTAAACGCATTTGGGTAATTATTATCACGATTAGAATAATTAGCAGGATCATTTAGTTCAGATACATTACCAGTCATTATATTGAATAGTTCTTTCTTTGCGTTATCAAAATCACGCTCTACGGCATTACGCAAATAATTACCAGAGAATTTTTGAATAGTTCGTCCGCCGATAGTGAATGTGACTTCTTCGATTAATTGCGAACCGATGTTTTTAATCCATTGAAATTCATATGGTCGGTATTCAGGGATTGAATTTTCATCAACGTGTTTATATACGGGACTCCATATATTGGGTAGTTTAATTACTAAATATGTATCTATCAATAAATCGCCGTATCTCGGCATTTTGAAACTAACATTAGTATTTTGTGTTAGATGTATATTAGTTTGACCTTGCTGGTCTACTCTATACTTTTGAAGACCGAAATTAGTGTATTTGCTATATTTCGCCTTCCAGAAACTTTTAGTTGGGTTGCCGTTTAATATTATATTTTGATTTCCTACTGCGATTAAATTTAATAGTCCTCCCGCCATTATATATAAATAATTATACTTTTATTTATTATAAAATTTAATAAGTGTTATATAATAAAAAAAATTATATTGATATAATTTAACATGAGTGGAAATATAACCGAACAAGGAAAGGCGGTAATTAGTACTGTAAAAAATACTGTAAAAAATACTGCGAATAGTATTGGTGTAAATATCCCAAAAAGTTCTACTACTATTTACATACTCCTTGCTTTAATAATAGTTGGAAGTATAATTTTTATGGTAATAAGTTGGATATTATATACATTAAATAAAAAAGGTGCGGCGTGTAAGAAATTAGACGCTCTGTATTTAGATAATAGTAAGCATAAAACATATTCGTTTCTAACGCCGCAGGGTACTGTGAAGGGTGATGCGATGCAAGATGGTCGCCCCAAAAACTTTTTTGATAATCCCAATTCAAGTTTGCTGAAAAATTATTATATTAAAACGGCTTATAATGCTTGTTGTGGCGATGGTTATAAAAACAATTTTGTAAATATATGTGCTTTAGAAAAATGCATAATGTTGGGTGCTCGCTGTCTGGATTTTGAAATATATTCTTACAACGGAGAACCAATTGTAGCGGCTTCAACTGCTAATAATAATTCCATCAAAGAAACATACAATTTTATTAAACTGTATGATGTATTAAATTTATTAAGCGCCAGGTGTTTTGATGAAGAATTCAATCAGTGTTCTAATGACCCTATGTTTTTACATTTTAGAATTATGAGCGAAAATGCGGTGATATACGACAAATTCGGAGAGTATATTAAGGAGAATCTGGTTGCTGGTAAAGATAATATAGTGGATATCAAAAAGTTCAATTACAAAAACTCAAACCAGGATGAATTATTACAATCACACATTGCGTCAGGAGAATTTGATAAGAAATTCGTGGTAATGGTGAATACAATGCATGTTCCTATATTAGATACGAGTAGATTAGCGGAATACGTCCATATTCGGTCTGGTTCATCTACGATGCGTTTTTTGAGGTATGAAAATCTTGTGGCGGCTGGAAAAAATAATCCACTGACGGTTGATGAGTCGCATAGAAGTTTGGCTATTGTTTTACCAAATATAGACAATACTTTAGATAATTTTGACCCATTATTACCATTTAGTAATGGTTGTCAATTTGTGGGTATGAAATTCCAAAATATAGATAATAATCTGCTTGGATATTACAAAATGTTTAAGGAAAGTGGTAATTTTTCGTTCGTTTTAAAGCCTCGTGATTTACGCAAAGATATTATAAAGAGTGAGCCTGCTGCGACTGATAGCCCATTAGACGCACAGACATCATTTTCATTAGGATATCAATAGATATAGAAACGATGACAGAAATGTAGGCAATAATGATTATTAATAATTGATAAATTATAAATTATTAATATATATATAATGACTGACAAGAAATATAACGACAGGGAACTGAAAATATTGCGACACGCAATAGATAATGCGTCTGACGCTTTAGGTAAAAAAATGATCCAATCTGAAAATATTACTCCCATCATAAATATTTTAGAGAAATTCTTAAGGAGCAACGCAAGTCTTTGCTATGGTGGTACGGCAATTAACAATATTTTGCCCGAAAAAGATAGGTTTTATAATAAGGATATTGAGATTCCCGATTATGATTTTTTCTCGCCTAATGCTCTTACATATGCTAAAAAAATAGCCGATTTATATTATGCTGCTGGTTATACGGAGGTAGAAGCGAAGGCTGGTATTCATAGCGGCACATATAAGGTATATGTAAATTTTATACCAATTGCTGATATTACATACATCGATAAGGCGATATTTTCTAAATTGCTGAAAAACGCCATTAAGGTAAATGGTATTTCTTATTGTCCTCCTGATTTTTTGAGAATGTCTATGTATCTTGAATTATCCAGACCCATGGGTGATGTAGGTAGATGGGAGAAAGTATTGAAGCGATTGGTGCTATTAAACAAGCACCATCCACTATCTGGCGATAGTTGCTCTAAAGAAAAATTTGCTCGTAAATACGATGGTTCTAAAGCGACCGCGGCTGATATTTACAACATAGTAAGGTCTTCGGTAATCAGTCAAGGATTAGTTTTTTTCGGTGGCTATGCGTCTGGGTTATATGGTAAATATATGTCCGCCAAAGAGAGAAAGCAAATAGTTGGAATACCTGATTTTGATATATTATCGACTGATGCTGAAAGCAGTGCTGTAATTATAAAAGAGCAACTGATACACGCTGGTTATGATACTGTAACCATTAATAAAAAACCTGGCGTAGGTGAATTAATCACGGCTCACTATGAAATTATGATTACACACAATAATTTAACTGATGTAATATGTTACGTATATAATACCAGTTCGTGCCATAGTTACAATAATATTACCATGGACGGTGAAACATTAAAAATAGCGAGCATAGATACTATGTTGAGTTTTTACTTGGTTTTTATATATATTGACAGACCTTATTACGATGTAAATAGATTATTATGTATGTCTGAATATTTATTCAGGGTTCAATTGAAAAATAGACTGGAGCAAAAAGGGCTACTAAAAAGATTTAGTATTGAATGCTATGGCACGCACCATACATTAGAGGATAATCGTGCGGAGAAGTCCAAATCTTACAAATCTCTCAAAGATAAAAAATGTAATAGGGGATGCAAGGAATTTGACGTGGCGTTCCTTCGTTATATACCTGGACAGGTAATTGAAATGAAACCACCTGTAACTAAAAAAACTAAACAGACGATGAAAAAATCAAAAAGTCTCTCTAGATCTAGATCCAGATCCAAATCTAAAAGATATAAACGGTAATTATAGTTTATTTTTAGAGCGGTCAATATTATAAACATTACACTTAAGGTTATTTGTTTTTTTACATCTAATGGTTTTACCACTTACAATTTGTTTAATTTTACAGGTTTTGTTGGTAAGAACACATCTATTATAAAATGATTTTTTAATATCAAGCACATATGGTATTAAAAGTTCTGGATTACTTCTTTCTGGGTGTGCTTGAAATCCATAAAAGGGAAAATTTTTATGCTTAATGATTTCTACGAACGATTTACCAGTTTTATCTTTTGTTTTTGCGTATAATGATATTTTTTTAGTTTTATTCATGGTGGTTGGAGAGATTCCCATCTTATTGTTATGAATAAGCGTAGTAGATTTATTATAAAATTTCTTCATATGGTTTCCATTTTTAGTAAATATTGGGTCTTTTCTATAATTATAGTATGCTTTCACGTCTATAAATAATTTATCTGGGTCTTCGTTGGTTTCTAATAACATTAAATTTTGAAAGCCGTGGCAAACAGATAGAATTGGTAGTAATCTCTCCTTTCTATTTATAGATTTCACTAATTTTAATAATAATTTGTGTATTTTTAAGTGTTCCTTAAACTCGGCGGTCTCGTAATAGTTTCCAATTTGACTGCCTGGGAATAGCAACCCATCTATATTTTTCAAAATAGATTTG